AGAAGCTGAAAAGGCACACGTCAACTTTTCTCAGCTATTACAAAAATCATTAAAGAACCATTTGGATTTAAATGATTAATTTAAATAGCGTAAAGGCACTCGTTAATTCGGGTGTCTTTTTTATTTGGGGTGATAAATTATGATCAATATATTATTTTTGCTCGGGCCTGCTATTGTGGTGTGTGTAGGACTGAGAGAGTGTATTAGAGATGCGATAAGATTCAAAAACAAACACAGCTATGATACTTTAACAGACTAAAGTAAAATTACAATTATTTCGCAATCCATGTATTTTACGAAATAATAACAGGATTATACTGTAAATTTAGACTTTATGCATATATAAACTTGAATTACCGAATATTTATACAAAATAACATTATAATTATTCATAAAAGCACCTATTTGGTGTTTTTCTCTATTTAAGGGAGGTGAGTCGTATATGTGAATTATTCTCAAAAAGATTATGAGGAAATGAAGTTAAAGATTAAGATTAGTCGTAATTGGGATGATGACTACATTCATGAAGTAGTTGAAACAGCACTTGAGAAAGGTCGACCAATTTGTGGTGTCAAGACTAGAGCAGGAACACCATGCAAGAAAAGCCCAGCAGTGAATGGCAGGTGTAGAATAAGTAAACATAATGGCTCGCCTTCTAAAATGAAAGGGAATCAAAATGCAAAAGGAAATTCTGGAGGCTCTGCTCCAGAAAAGAATAAGAATGCTGTTACTACTGGAGAGTATGAAACTATCTGGTTGGATTGTTTAAGCGAGAAAGAGCAAAAGAAATATAATAGTATAGATACCGATCTCTCAGTCCAAATAGACGAAGAGATTAAATTAACTACTTTCAGAGAGTACAAAATGATGAAAAGAATAGCTGATTTAGCGGAAGTAGATTATACGACAGTCCAAAAGGTAGTCAAGAGCAAACCTTCAAAGGACAAACAAATACCTTCTGTAGTTGTCAGTGAACAAGAGGAAAAAGTATTAGCTACATTAAGTCAAATACAAGGCATAGAAGATGCCTTGACTAGAGTTCAGGGTAGGAAAGCTAGATTATTAAGCCTTAAACATAAGATCCAGAACAATGAAATGCCGACAGATACTATAGAAATAGAAGTAACATTGGAAGATTAGGTGATAATATGCCTAAAATCAATCTAAAGATAAAGAAAGAAGTTTTTAATCCAGTTTATATTCCTCATTTAGATAATTATAGAGCTACTCAATTATTTTACGGAGGTAGTTCTTCTGGTAAGAGTTATTTCTTAGCCCAGAGAGCAGTCAAGGATATGGCTGAGGGCGGCCATAACTACCTCGTATTAAGAAAAGTACAAAGAGACTGTAAGAAATCAGTTTGGAATGAAATAATTAAAGCTATAATTAGGTTTGGGTTATATGAATATGTAAATATAAATAAATCAGACTTTGTTATAACATTTCCTAATGGTTATCAAATACTTTTTGGTGGTTTGGATGATAGAGAAAGAGTTAAATCAATCACTCCTCAAAAGGGAGTTATAACCGATATATGGTGTGAAGAAGCTACAGAGTTCGAAGAGGCAGATATTAAACAGTTAAATAAACGTTTAAGAGGTCAGGCCAGTGTAAAGAAGCGCCTGATTTTGTCGTTTAACCCGATAATTAAATCTCACTGGATATATAGAAAGTATTTTCATAGTTGGGAAGATAATAAGCAAGAATACCTAGATGATAGATTGAGTATTCTCAAAACCACTTATAAAGATAATGACTTTTTAACTGAAGATGATATTGAAAGATTGTTAGATGAAGATGATCCTTATTATCTTGATGTATACATCAATGGTAATTGGGGAGTTCTTGGTAATATCATCTTTAAAAATTGGGAAGTTAGAGACCTTTCTGATATGGTCGACAAGTTGGATAGAAGTTGTCATGGATTAGACTTTGGTTTCTCCAACGACCCCGCAGCAGTACTTAAACAATATTTTGATAAGTCTAGTAGAACTCTTTATGTGTTTGACGAGATATATCAATCTGGCTTATTAGATCGTGAACTTGCTAAGAAAACTATAGATATGGTAGGCGAAGAAGAAGTTATTTGTGAAAGTGCAGAGCCTAAATCGATAGAGCACTTAAGAGACAATGGTGTAAATGCTAGAGGAGCAACCAAAGGACCCGGTTCAATTAAAACTAGATATAGATGGATGCAAGGTATTAAAATTGTCCTTGATGTCAAATGTGTTAACTATAAAAGAGAATTACAAGTTCATAAATGGAAGGAGGACAGGCATGGGAATCCATTGCCTCAACCAGAGGACAGAAATAATCATGCTTTAGATGCTTCTATGTATGGATTAAGTGATTATTGGAATGTTGAAGAGCCAATAGAACAAGATCCATCAGCTGTAGCATTATTACAGGGAGCCAAGGTATACTAAGGAGGTGATAATAGTTGTTTAAATGGACTAAAAAAGTAGTAGGTGAGATATCTAAGTTAAGAAATTACTTTCCTGGTATATTAACTGGATTGATTAGTAGACCATATAAGGTTGATAGTTCAGAAGTTGACTATCAGTTAGCTAGAGAGTTGTACAATAATACTAATGATAAATATAAACTAGGTGCTGCTTTTTGTAAGCCGATAATCAATACTCCGGTAGGATTTATGGGTGTTCCTTGGTTTAGGGCAGAAGATGAATCAGCTCAAACAGAATTGAAAGACTTCTTTAATAATAATGCTTCTAAGATGCAGAGGGTTCATCGTAATGCTCTTCGTGATGGAAAGTGTTATGTTTGGATAACTCGAGAAGAAGTTAATGATATATTGTATCCAGAAAAGAAAGTTGAAATTAAATTTAATATCATCCCTCCAGAACAAGTGACTAATGTTAAAAGGCACCCTTTGACTGGTAAAGTTACAGAGTACACTTTAGAGAGCGTTCACGAGTGGAAAAGTGCAAGAAATGCTAAGAAGAGGTGTACTGTTACTCAGATAATTAGTGCTGATAAGATTATAACTGAAATAGATGGTGATAAACCAGAAGAGATAGAGGCAGGAGAGGAAACGAATAAGTGGGGCTTTATACCTATAGTTACTTTCTATAATGAGAAAGATGAGTATATGCTAAATGGTAAGAGTGATTTAGAGGCTATTGAGCCATTTATTAAGGCTTACCATGATGTCATGGAGCATGCTATTAAAGGTTCTAAAATGCACTCTACTCCTAGACTTAAACTTAAGGTTGCGGATGTAGCTGCTTTCCTAAAGAATAATTTTGGAATAGATGACCCAGCTAAGTTTGCTAGAGAAGGTGGAGCTGTAGATTTAGATGGTCATGAGCTATTATTCCTTCAAGCTGGAAATGATAAAAGGGAAGCAGAAGATGCAGAATTCATCGAGGTTCAAAGTGCTATTGGTTCAGCAGAAGTCTTACTAAAATTCTTATTCTACTGTATTATATCAGTAAGTGAGACTCCTGAATTTGCTTTTGGTACTCATATTAAGAGCTCTAATGCTAGTGTTAAAGAGCAGATGCCTATTCTTATTCGTAGAGTAAGTAGGAAAAGAGAGCAGTTTGAAGACAGTTGGCAGCTAGTAGCTAGAATAGTATTAGCTATGTTAAGTATTAGCTCAGGTAAGAAATACAGTACTCATCAAACTACTATACTCTGGGATGAGATAGATCCAAGAGATACTAAGGATATAGCTACAGAAATTAAGACCATAGTTGAAGCTTTAGTGATGGCTTATAATAATGATTTATTGAGCCATGAAGCAGCTGTTAGTTTCTTATCTAATTATATAGACACTATGTCAGATTATATTACTGATGACCCAGAGATACCAGGAGAAAGAGATAAGATAATCAATAGTAGATTACTTAGTGATAGATTAGGAGATGCAGATCTAGCAGATGAAGAACAAAAATTAATTGATGAAGTATTAAGTCAGGTAGAAGGTAATAATGATGAGTAGGCATGGTCGACAAATTAAACAAAATATTGAGTTGATTAAGTCTTTAGGAGATAAGAGGTTTATTAGAGATGTATTAAAATCTAGGAGTAGTTTTCTTAAATTGAGGGCATTGCACGAGAAGGCCTTAAGAAAAATATATGAAAAAAGTATTAATAGTGTAGCAGAAAGATTAGCCGAAGAAGAATCAGCAACTAAAAAAGCTATATTAAAAGTAGTTCAAGAGCAACTGCAAGAAGAGATATTTAAAATCAATAAAGCGACTGAATCACTAATAGAAAAAGGAATACAGCAATCTTTTGATTTTGGAGGAAGTGCAGCAGAGAATTATTTTCTAGATGCAATTAGAGAAACTAGGGCTTTAAGCTTATCAGGTGCTAGAAGTTCGATGATAGCAATTAACAGAGAAGCTGTATTAAGTTTTTGGAATAGAGTTACTGAAAATGGGATGACTATTAGTGAAACTATTTGGAGTAAAGGTCCTAAGATAGAGGATACTGTTATAGATTTCATTGAAGTTGGACTTGCTACTGGTCGAGACAGTATAGAAGTTGCTAGAGATTTAGAAAAGTATGTAAGGAAAGGTAGCAAAACATTAGCTGAGTACTATCCTAATATGATGGTTAGAATGAAAAAAAGGATTCCTAAGGATATATGTTATGAAGCTTTAAGATTAATTAGAACAGAATATACTACTGCTTTTACTGAAGCTACTATCAAGAGAGGGCAAAGAACTCCTGGATATAAGGGGGTACAATGGATATTATCAGATAGTCATCCTATTACTGATATTTGTGATGTACTGGCTGAAACTGATGCTCATGGTCTAGGAGTTGGAGTATATCCACGGGGAAAAGAACCTGTTATGCCTCATCCTAATTGTCTATGCTATTTGGTGGCTGTACTTATTGAGAGAGAAGAGTTTATTAATGATTTGAAAAGGTGGTCTGAGGGCGAATCAGTCGATTACCTTGATGAGTGGAAGGAAAACTATTATGAAGCATTTTAGGAGGGTATTGATATGGATAAAGAGACAAATATATGGACTACACCATATAAGAAATTACCTTGGAAATACAGATGGTTTATGCAACCATTAATTATCTCTTTGGAATTAGGAATCTGGTTATTAAAGAGAATTCAAGCTATATTTGACCAAGAGACTAAATAAGATATTTTTATATTTAGTTTATTAAGGGGGTGAAATAGTGGGAGATAAGATAAGAAGAATTATAGGGGAGATGAAAAGTGAAATTGCCAGAGATAAGATCCCTTTTCCTTCTAATGAAGCCGAAGAAGTAGCTCAACAACTAGAAGGGGAAGACCCTTGTTATGTTTGTGTAGAGATACCTGAAGGGGAAGGGAATTATGGTTACTATACTGCAATGGCTATTGAAGATGTAGTTAATAAAGTTAATAAAGGGTTACCAAATGGATTTGCTGGACACCAAAGACCAGAGGATTTACCTTATGAGTTCCCTGAAATAACTACTCATTGGTTAGCTGCTGAAATATATAGAGCAGGTGGCAAGACTATTGCTAAAGTTTATGGATTGGTAGATGAAGCTGAAGCCAAACTTAAAAGATGGATTAGGGCAAGACGAATAAAAGAAGTTTCAATTTATGGTGAGCCAATTTATAAAGGTGATGGAACTTCTGATATTGTAGGATTTAACTTATATTCTATAGACTGGACGCCAAAAGGTCGCCCTGGAATGGATACCAGACTAGTTTGGGCTAGTGAAATTAACAATGGAGGAGGAAAAGAAATGGATTTAAATGAGATATTAGCTAATTTGAGAAGTAAAATTGCTAAAAAAGAAGTAGATTTAAAGACTGTTGTTAGTGAGATTGGTTTTACTGATGAACAAGTGCTACAAATTATTGCATCTGAGCAGTTAGAAGAAGCTAAACAAAATAAAGAAACTGCTAAAAAAGCAGAGAAATTGGTTCAAGCTTTAGGTCTAGATAGTCAAGAGGATTTAGATAAAGCAATTAAAAAAGCTGAAAAGATGAAAGAGGTATATGACGCCGATCAAGAAGAGAATCAGGAACAAGTTATTGATGAAGTTGTTGAGGAAAAGGTAGCTGGTGAGCAAGCTCAAGCCTTAGCTAAAAAGATGTTAAAAGTAGAAGCAGGAGCAGATAAGAAAATTATTGCTGCTGAAATAGATAAAATCTTAGAGGATGAAGTATTTAAAGCTGTTGTAGGCAATGCTCATATTGATAAGCCAGCTGGTAAAATTGTAGCAGGTGAGATGGATAATGGTGTTTCTAATAAGAAAAGAACTTATTCTAGTGTAAAAAGAAAAAGAGTTGGAATTTAAGAACCTCAGGGGTTCTTTTTTTTTATTTTAAACTATAAATTCAAGGGGGTATATATAAATAATGGTACAAGAGATAAGACCTATTCCTACTAAAAAATATAATCAAAGTAGGGCGAAAATAAGTGATGGAAAGTCAATAAGGGTAACAGTTCCAGCAGAAACTACAATTAAGGCACACAACTTTTATTTGTTAGATGGATGGTTTGGGGCCGCTATGCAAAGTGTTACTACTGAAGCAGGAGAGACAGATTATGTTATTTTAAATATTGAGGAAGCTGAATATGAGACAAATCAAACTAATGAGTCTCAAGAGTATACTGTTGGTACTCCATTATTTTGGAATAGCTCTACTAAGAAGATTACTGAGACTGCAACAGGTAATCGATATGTAGGTACAGTTACAGAACCTAAAGATGCTAATGGTGTGATTAGTTTTAAGCTATCTGCTCAAGCTAACCCAATTGTTAAGGCTAGTGCAATAGATGACATTGTTACAGATATGTCAGCAGATACTAATGATGATGAATTAAAAACTAAACTTAATGAGCTATTAGCTGCTTTAAGAGCTGCTAATGTTATTAGTGAGTAAATTTGAGGAGGTAATATATAGATGGCAAGAATACACAGTATAGAAACTAGATTAGAAGAAAGAAGAAAAAGAGATATTAGTGAGCAAGTCCCGTTTAGATTAGATGGACAGACTTATTATGCTGAAAAAAATATTGTGGCAGGAGAGATGGAGACTTTAGCTTTGGGTGCTCCTATTGGTGAGATGATGACTAGTGAAACCGCTAGACAAGAGTTATTAGAGAAGATTGTTCTTGATGTGGAGTTAGGAAGAGAGCAAGTTCCTACTTTATATGGTCCTATTTATGATACTTTAGAAGACTCTAACTTCCCTAAAGAATTTGAGGCTAAATGGGCTCAACATGGATCAGTAATCTTTTTTGAACATATGGAAGGAGAAGAGGTTAAGTTTGGATCTTTAAATGCAGAATCAGGACCTATTGCTAAGATTAAAGGTTATGCTGCTGGATTTGAATATACTAAGGAGATGGAATTATTTAATCAAACCTTTAACTTAGAGATCATAAATAAAGCTTTTGGAGAAGGGCATAATGCTATCTTAAATCATTTACACTTGGCTCCTATTTTTCAATTTAATTATCAAGCAGCAAATAAAACTGCTCCTGTTTATGTAGATGAGAAAGGAAAAGTATTAGCTAGTTCTACTGGTGCTCATTTTTATCTATCAATGAGACAGACATTGAAACAGGGATTAACTGATTCCCGTAAAGCAGGTAGACCAGGAACTATATTATTAGCTAACTCAGCTAATAAAGAAGATATTGAAGATGGTATGAGTGCTATGAATATTCAAGCTACTCCATATAAAGCGGTTAGTGGAATCTCTGATATTATTTATTATGATGGATGGGAAGTCAATGTTGGTAAAAGAACAATAGCTTATCCAGGAGTACCAGAAGGAAAAGCTTACTTAATTAGACCTAAACGTGGATTTAAAGAGTTAATCAAGCAAAGATTGGTGGTTGATTCTACTATGGGAGATAAAACTAGACTAGTTGAATCTCAAATAGTAGGAGATTTCTGGAGAGGAGTCTTTGCTGCAGTTGAGGAGAATGTACAGGAGATTACTTTGCCTGGTCAATCTTAATAATAAGGTTGTGATATAGATGGAAGTAACAGATAAGGTAAGGAAGAAACTACGCCAGTTACTTGATGAGAAGATAACTGGCGATTCTGCTTCTGATACTAGATTTGAAGAGGAAGAAATTGATGATTTGATTATAGAAAGTTCTAATATTTATCAAGCAGCATATAAAGGGTGGATTCTTAAAGCTGGTATGTTGCAAAGAGAGATAGGATATTATCAGAGCATAGATACTGGTCAAGAAAGCTATACACTGCTTAATCTTAAAACAGCTCTTAATTCTGCTAAAGATATGGTAGATATGTATAAAAAATTATCAAATGATTATAAGAAAGAAAATGAATCTAATCAATTAGGCAGCTTTGTTCTTAAAGTGAAGTCTCCGGAGGTGTTATAATGTTGAATTTAGCTTTAAGAAGAAAGATGGCTAAAGATAGCATAGCTATTAACCCTACTGAGGTTATCATTACAAGGACTGATAAGATAAAAAATAAGGCTGGTGGATATGATGAAGGACCTATTGATCTACCTACCCAGATAGTTAGAATCTTTCTTAATAATCCTAAATTAAGCACTAAGACTACTGAAGGTGGAGAGGTTAAGAAGAAAACTTATGGTATGTTAGCAGATTATGAAGCTGACATTAAGATAAGTGATGAATTTGAAGGTTATAAAGTTGTAGATGTAACTCCTATTAAATATAAAGGTGAAATTGTGAGTTATCAATGTAAGGTTGAGGTGGTTTAATGGAAGGGACAGATAAAGTTCTCAAAAACTTAAGAAGATTCATTAAAGAAAAAGAAGAGGCCGCTAAAACACTAGGAGATCACTATGCTATGAAAGCAGAAAACAAAGCTAAACAAGATGCTAATTGGGTAGATCAGACTGGTCATGCTCGTCAAGGTCTTCAAGGAAGTTCTGCTGTTAATAGAAATGAAGTATTAATTAGGTTAGCTCATACCATGGAATATGGTGTTCATTTAGAGTTAGCCAACCAAGGCAGGTACTCTGTATTAGAGCCAACCTTAAAGGCTTTAGAAGACAATTTCTTTAATGATATTAAAAAGTTGGTGAATAAGTAATGTGGCAAGCAATTTATCAACATTTAAGTAACAAATCGATACAAATTAATGAATGGTTTCAAGTATATTCAGCTAATGATAAAACACCTAAACCTTATGGCGTATTTGCTTTAAATAGTGAATCTAATAGTAAAATTAATCATAAAGGAAGATTTTTAGAATTAAATATATGGCTTTATTTTGAGAAAGGTCAAGCTCATAAACTAGATAAAGCCATGAAAGAGGTTAAAAAACTCCTCTCTAATCAGTTGTTAACCACTGATTTAGGTGAGGAGTTTTTGATTGAATATGTTAATCATCTTAAAATATTTTGGGATGAAGATTTAAAAGCAATTTGTAGAAGAGTCGATTTTAGAATACCAGGAATAAAGGGGTGATTAGATGCTTTTAGAGGATGATTTTATAGCTATTTCTGATAGTTTAGGAGAACAAAAGAGGGTATTGCAAAAGTCTATGTTACAAGTTAATACAGGATTAAGTAATAACAAGGCTAGAATTGGACAATTAGATAATTATGAAGATTCTGAGAAACTAGTTCCAGCTATGAAAATGACCAGTCAAAGAATAGTTAGTAATAGACTTTTTTATACTGGTCTAACTCCACTTACAAGAGCCTTATTTGATGCTGTGGGTGGTAGTCAATTCCTAGCTGATAATGATATAAGAGTTACAGAAGATTTTAAAGATCTTTTAGACTATCTTGGAATTGCTCTTGAACCTGAATATGTTATGACTCCCGTTATTGATTTAGAGCAGCTTGATGTTACTGAAATAGATATAGTGGAAAGAACTAATCTAAATACTATTGATATAAGTAGTTATGGGAAGGCTTATTTTGAATTAGTTTTGAGCAACGATTTTCTAGCAGAATCTACTTTTGATATTACTTGTAGTCGACTAGATGGGACTAATACCACTCATACAGTTACAGTACCAGCAGGGTCCTTAACAGGTGATGTATTTTCTATTGGAGATCATACAAATAAAGATAATATGTATATTGATGTCTTTAATGTAACTCTCATAGGAGGAACATTAGGAGATCAAGCAATAATTAGAATTAAAAAAGAAAGAGAGCCACAATTATAAAATTAAAAAGGAGGTTCTATTATGCCAGTACAAGAAACAGCAGGGGTTTTATATGGATGTAAAAGATTAGATATAACCCCTTTAAATGTTGATGGTTCACCTAATCCATCAGCAGATACTTTTGCAATTGATGTTCCTCAGGAAGCTAGTATTGAGCCACAGATTACAGAGGGTAATAAGGCAGAGCTTAGAGGGGGTGATAATATTATTGCTACTATTGAAGATGAAGATGTTTTAACTGGATTGAATTTAACTTTTACTAATGCAGAATTAAGACCTGATGAAGTTAGAGCTATTGCCGGAAATGGAGAAATTATTTTTGATGCTTCAGGTAATGCAGTTGGATACAAAGCTCCAACAATGAAACAACAACAATCAGAGAAAGTTCCTTTTAAAGCTGAGCTATATGTATCCTTGTATGAGCAGGGATCACAATCTAAAAGTTCTAAGCTAGGTTATATTAGATTTACCTTTCCTTATTGTAAGGGATCTATTCCTAACCTCACAGCATCAGATCAAGAGTTTTTAACACCAGAGTTCACTTTAAAAGCTAGAGAGAACAGGGTTCAAAATTTATCAGTAATGCAGTGGGAACAAGTGCCTGATCTACCTACTTAATAACTAAAAATAAATAACTAATTATCAAGCACCTAAGTGGGTGCTTTTTTATTTTATTACATTAAATTTTAAGGAGTGATTTTAATGTCAGAATTAAAAGTAACAACGGTTGAGGAAATTAAAGAGATTGCAGGGGGAGAAATAGTACCATTACCAGGTTTTAAACCAGGTAAGCCCTTTGTAGCAAGATTGAAAAAGCCTTCATTATTAAAAATGGTTAAAGATGGACAGATACCTAACTCTCTTTTGGGAGTTGCTAAAGATATGTTTGAAGGTAATAGCAATGAGTCTGATCTTGCCGATGACCCAGAAGCTTTTAAGCAATCTATTGAATTGTTTTATTGTGTTGCTGCTGCTTCTTTAGTAGAGCCTGCTTATGAAGATGTTGAAGAATATATCAATGATGATCAAGTTATTGCAATATTTAACTATACTCAAAGTGGTATTGATGCTTTAAAACCTTTTCGTGAAGAACAAGGAGAAGATGTCAAGTCTAACTCTAACAGCTAAAACTTGGGGTGTAAGACCATCAGAATTGATAGGTTTAAAGAATGGATATGATGCTTATTGTTTTGATGAAGCAGCAGCTGTCTTTTGGATGCAATTAAAAAATCAGACTATGCAAGAAGCTTCTAAAGATATCCCTAACTCTGGAAAGAAAAAAAGCACTAGTCTAAAAGGGCAAAACATGATGAACTTTATGACTGATCCAAGATTTAAAAAGTAAAGAGGGGAGGGGGTGAAGTATGGGTTTTGGTAATTTAGGAACAGTCTGGGCTGAAATGGGTTTGAAATACTCTAAATTACAAAAAGGTTTTAAACAAGTTAAAACAGAGATTAAAACTAATGAGAAGAGTATTCAAAAATCATTAACTAAGCTTGGAGGAATGGCAACCAATGTAGGGACTACTATGTCGATGACTTTAACCGCTCCCCTTTCTGCTTTAGGCGGACTGATGATAAAGGCGGCCTCTGATGCTCAGGAGACACAAGGACAGTTTGATCAAGTCTTTGGTGAGATATCTAAAAGTGTTAATGTATGGGCAAATCAATATGCTGATGATATAGGAAGATCTAGAACCCAAATTAAAGAGTTTGCATCAGGATTACAAGATACTTTTGTTCCTTTGGGTTTTGCTAGGGACCAAGCTGCTCGATTATCTCAGAATTTAGTGCAGCTAGGTGTTGATGTTGCTAGTTTTAAAAATAAAGCTGATTCTAAAGTTATAGATGATTTTAATTCTGCTTTAGTTGGTAATCATGAAACTGTAAAGAAATACGGGATTATAATTAATGAGTCTAGGTTAAAATCAGAGGCCTATAAACAAGGAATTGCAGAGGTTGGAGCAGAGCTAACAGATCAACAGAAGGTTTTAGCAAGATATAGTATCATTGTTAATTCAACTAAAGATGCTCAAGGTGATGCTAGCCGCACAAGTGGAAATTTTGCTAATGTGCTAAAAAGGTTCAAAGGGGAACTTAGAAATACAGCTGAGGTTATGGGAAAAGAAATGCTCCCAATGGCAACTAAAATTATTAAGAAATTAACTAATCTAACTAAATGGTTTGGAGGATTATCTCCAGTAGTTAAAAAAACTCTATTGATATTTGGTGGTCTAGTTACTGTACTTGGTCCAGTGATTACAATCATAGGTGTTATGGTTGGGGCAATAGGTAACTTAATACCTGTATTAAGTGCTGTGTGGAGTTGGTTGAGTACTACTACAGTAGCTATTGGAGGAATGACAACACCAATCGGTTGGGTTATTGCTGCTGTTATAGCCTTTGCTGCAGCTTGGAAAGGTAACTTCTTAGGACTACGAGATGTTACAAAAGCAATGATTAAAGAAGTTGCTGGTATGATGGGGGGACTGTGGAAGTTACTAAAAGGTGATTTTAAAGATGGGTTAGCACAGATTAGAGATTCTTTTAATACAGGCGGCGAAGAAATAACAACAGCCATAACCTCAGGTTTTAAAGATACATTTTCTAAAGCAAAGGATCTTGTTCAAAAATCTTTTGGCAGTGAAATAGCCCATGCAGCAGATAAAGGAGCAGAAGAGGCTAAACCAGATATTGAAGCAAAAGGTAAAGAAATCGCTGAAAGTTTTAATTATGGTTTAACTGAAGAAATGAAGAAATTAGTATTTTCTAAATTAGGAGATACTGTTGGAGGAGCTTTTGATGATGCTTTAAGTAATTTTGATTATAAAGTCGATATGGGAGAGTTAAACACTAGAGAGCAGATTGTAGGGTTACAAAAAATTAGAGATGAACTTGCAGAAAATGAAGAACAAGAAAGAGAAGCAAATGTAAGAATTTATGAACTTAAAAAACAGTTATTTAATGAAGTATTAGATCAATATGAAGAAGATGTATCTAAGCAACAATTATCAACTGCTGAAAAGATTAAACTTCTTCAAGAAGAAGTCAAATATTATGCTATTACAGCTGATCAAAAGAAGGCTATTGAAGAAGAGATTTTAAATCTTAAACGTCAACAGGCAGAAGAAGAAAAGAGACTTGCGTCTAATCGCTATAATTTCCTTTTAAAGCTTGGTCAAATAGATTTAAAAGAACATAGAAAAAGGTTACAAAACCAACTTAAAGGGGTTAAAAAATATAGTGATGAGTGGATTAGGTTACAAGGACAGATTGCTGATACTAGACTCAAAATGTTTGATCAGATAGTAAAAAAAGATAATTTATCAACTGAAGAGCAGATTAATAACATCAATAAGATTTTACAGACTGAAAAATTAGCTACAGAAGAAAAGATTAGATTGCAAGAAAGATTAAATAAATTAAGACAAAAACGAAATAGTTCAAAAAAATCAAATAATCCAAAGAATAAAACTGATCAAAATATCAGTAAACTAGAGTTAGCATTTAATACATTTACAGAAAAATTTCAAGATTTATTATCTTCTTATAACCCACAACGTCAAGAAGAGCTAGCTCAAATGTCAACAGAAGAAAAAGCTGAGGCAGCAGCACCAGGATTTGCTCAAGGAGCCATGACAATGGCATCAGGAGATGTAGTTGGTGGGGCTATCGAAATGATTACAAGCTTATTTGCTCAATTAGAAGGGTTTAATGAATTTATTGGTGGTATTATGGATGCATTTCAGGCATTTTTAGAACCTTTGATACCTGTATTTGAGAGTTTATTTCAAGCACTTCAACCCTTAATTGAACCTTTAATTTTAATCGGTCAATTATTTGGAAGAATTCTAGCTATGATAATGAAAGTTATAGTACCTATTATTAAGGTTTTAGCAAAAGTTTTAGCTTTTGTAGTCGAAACTATTATTAGTGTGATTAATTTCTTCATTAAGGCTTATAATATGTTGCTTGGTTGGTTATTTGGAGAAATAGATACCATTGATTCACCAGGTAAAACAGAACGTCCTGAGGATGATCCTGAAACTGGAGGTGTAGGAGGATCTAGACAACCAGATACTAGAGCTAGTACAAATGGTGGATTTACCAGTCAACAAGTAGCTAATACTGACACTCAGATTATAACTATCTTACGTGAGATAGCTAAAAGCGTTGTTAATATAGATAGTCTGCTATCTATTGGAGCTAAAGGAAGTCAAGGATCTGTAAAAGGTGGCAATCTTAAATTAACTGTTAATGTTCAACCAGGAGCTGTTCAAGTTGAAGGAGCTGGAGAAGAAGGGTTTAATCAAGCTGGAGAACAGTTAGCAAATATGACAGCTGCTAAGGTTTTAGAAATATTAAAGGATAATGATTTTGGATTAGGATTATATAGTTTATAGGAGGGATAATGTATGTCTCATATTCTAGGGGGCTATACATTCCCCTACTTACCACCAGATAATGCCTGGAGTGGAATTAAGAAGGTAAAATCAAGAGTAGATGTTTCTACTTATAGCAGCAATGTGACTTTAAATTGGGGGGTTCATATTAAAGGTAGTTTAGTTTCTTATGAATACCCATTAATGGAAGAGAATTTCTTTCAATCTTTAAAGAACAAGTATGAGTTAGATCAAGAGTTTAATTATGATCCTAAAGATGGTCATATTTATTCTGTGAAAATAGTCCATTTTACAGGACAAGTATATAAAAAGGGCTCTTATCGATCTAATGTAGTTTTAAACCTTAAAATTTTAGAGCAATTAACTTAAGAAAAGGAGTGATGTTTATGCCAGCACCAATAGTAAGTTGGTATGATCCAAATAATAATGCAGTTAGTCAATGGAATATAGGAACAGTTGATGCAGGTTCTGTATCAGCTGATTTTACTGTCGATATCTGGAATAATAAAGGTGGAACAAATGATGTCTCTACCATGCAAAATTGCCAGATCACAACTAAAGATTCAGCAGGTGGTAATACTGGAGAATTAGTAACTGATACCTGGATTAAGGCTCGTTGTGACTCTCTTCAAAATGGTTCTGCTGATACATTTGGAGCTATTGGAGGAACTATAACTAAGACCATAGAGGCAGAAGGAGCAACAAATCCAGGAGAAATATCAGGTCTTGCTAATACAGGAGATCCAAATGCAGCAGCAGATAATGCTAATTTTGCTCGTGTAACTTTACATGCTGAAGTACCACCAACAGCAACAGCTGGAAACGTGGTCTTTTTAACTAGAGTCTCTTATCAGTATGTATAATAATTCTCTCAATACAATGAGGAGGTTTTTTGATGGATAGAGTTCAGGCATTTTCACCAGTTAAACAAGATTTTATTTGGGTTGGAGAGTATCTAAATGGTACTCTCTTTTCTGAATATGATTTTAAGACTAAAGAACATAATGACTTTTATCAGATAGATAGAAAAAAATTAATTCGTTTTGGATTAGTTGGTCACGGGCGTAAAGTCTATTATGAAGTTCCAGATGGCACCTTTAAAATATTTGGTCAAAGAATAGATATTATTTATCGTACTAAAGAGCGTGATTACTTATTAACAGGTAATCCTAGACAGAATTACAATGATATCATTACTTATAAAGATGCTGAAACTGTGATGAATATTAGAAAATTAGCACCAGGAGTTAAGCCACAAAACCAATTAAAAAGAGATCCATCAAGGATTAATCAATATAACTTAGGTTATAAAGCAAAGTTAACCTTTAATAATGTTGACTTTCACTTCAAATCTATTTTTAAGATGCCTTTTAATAAAAAACCTTATATTTATATTTGGTTAGTATCTAATAAAGACCTAGAAGGAGAATTAGTTTTTATCAGAAATGGAAAAGAAACTGATAGAATTAAAGCTCCTTTAGAGGTTGATGTAGGGGGTGAGTTGAATTGGCAACTGAAATAATAGAAAAAAGAGATTTGTACACAAAACATTATGATAAAGGAAATGGTGTGAAAGAAACAGTTATTAATATGGGACCAGTTCACTATCAGGATCAAAAAGGAAGCTGGAAGGATATAATTCTTGATATTGAGCCTCTATCAGTTTGGGAATTTACCCATGGGGTAACTTCTAACTTATACTTCACCTACTTTTATGATAAAACTTCTAAAAATAAACATTTAGTCTCATTTGAATTTAAAAACAAGAATAATAGAAGTAGGTGGGTTAATTATAAGTTGGTTGATGCTCTACCAACAGATTATATTTATCAAGACAATAAATTTAAATTTATTGATTGTTTTCCCGGCGTTGATGTTGAGTACATCGTAGAAAAGACAAGATTAAAAGAGAATATAATACTAAAAGAAAAACCAGATCAAACCAGTTTCATCTTTACTTTAAAATCTGATGGGGTTGATTTTCGTTTAAATGATAAAGGAGAAGTTGAATTTGTAGATCAGCAAACTAAAGAAATTATTTGGGTGTTAGATACCCCTTATATGCTAGATGATAATGATAATTATAATTATGGCATTGAGTATCAAATGACTACTTATGATAGTTATGATGCTATTGAATTAATCATAACTGATGTATCTTTTCTAGATACAGCCACTTATCCAGTTATAATCGATCCAACAACTTATATTGAAAATGAAATTCTTTATGTTACTCAATGGGTTGGGTATGACCATACTGAACATTTACATCCAGCAGATGATAGGTATACAGCAGCTTGTGGAGTTTGGGGTACTGTTCAAAATATGTGGACTCCTGGCTTTAGGATTCCAACAACAGTCGATCAATTTAATAGGATAGAGAAGGTTACTTTTGAAGTATTATGTAAATATTCTAATGCAAGTTGGCTTTATCCTCAGGAATTATTATCTGATTTTAATAGAGGAACTAATTGGAAATCAATTATTAAAGGAGATTATATAGGAAATAATCCTCAAAATTTTAATAATCCCGATTGGTGGATTTGGGATATTACAGACAGATATAAAGAGAGTATTTCAGGTGAAAATCCGCTTTATGGTATTGCTTTAAGAACTGGTTGGGGGCGACGTTCTACTTTTTACAGCTATTTAAGCAGTTACCCTCCTAGATTAGTCGTTCAATATAGAGATGTACCTAATATAATTTTTAAAAATGTTAATGGCAACATATTATCTAATACATCGGGCGATATAATTAAATACTTAGATTTTGGAATAATGACAGCTGGATCAACTTCCTTGGTTAAAGAAGTTGTTTTAGAGAATAGATGTGGTTTTGATATTGGATTTATAGAGATTTGGGTTGAACAATCGAGTTTAGATCAAGGTATAAAATTAAAATTAAGCAAATACAAGAATCCTTTTATTGAAGAAGATTATATTTATTTAGATGGTTCTCTTGCTCCTGGAGAAGTTAAAAAATTTTATGTCAGGTTATCTTCTGATATATCAGTTAAAAATGGAGGTACTTTTAAAATTATAGCAAAAGGCAAGCCAGTTTAAAATCTCAATACAATGGGATGTGATTAAATGCTAGCAGATTTAGAAGGAATAATTAATATTATTAATGGTCCAAATGATTGTAAAGGATATATGACTGTTCCTTATAACTTTAACACAACTTCAACTCTAGAAGTTGCTTCCAAAAATACATTATTGGGTCAATATGATGTAATTCCAACTTATATTGATGATTTTAAAAGTTTTATTAAAGTTAACCAGGTAGGAAATTTAATAAGCGAAATTTTTGTTAATCCGAACGGTCAATTTGCTGTATTAGCTGATATTAAGCCACCTCCGACTTATAATATAACTCTTAATCCAACTAAGGATGCTTTTGTTCGTGAAAATGTTCCGACTTTAAATTATGGTACTGAACAGCAGTTAATGGTTGGTTATTCAGAGTCTAAAGATGAAGTTTACAGGGCTTTTATTTACTTTCCTGTTAAAGAAAATCTACCTTATGAAGCTAAGGTCAAGAAAGCTAAATTAAGATTCTATAAATCTCCTGATTTCGATCCTAAAATAGATATAGAAGTTTTATTATTAAAAGAGCATTGGGATGAACTTGGAGTCACTTGGGATAATCAGCCTAACTTAGACAATATAATTGTTGAGAATTCAGTTGGTGATGGTTTTGGTTATGTTGAAATTGACATAACAGATCTTGTAACAGAGTGGGATGAAACTGATAAAGAAAATTATGGTTTTGCAATTAAAGCTAAAGATGAGAAGTTTGATTCAGTAAAATCTTTTTATTCTAGTGAATATGAATATTATCCTCCAGAATTAGAGATTGAATATACATTAGATATTATATATTCTGCTGGCAGATCAGAGACTAATGGATCAATTACAGTTGAGCAAGATAAAGATCAAGATTTTAAAGGATTTATGAATATAAAATCATCCTGGGATATTGACGATTTAATTAGTAGTATTGATTTTAGTTATCAAATAAAAGGTTCTATTGAAGTGCTAGGTCATAATCTTAAAGGATTAATTCGACCAAGATTTAATTCAGTAGATAATTTTGATGGTAGTTTGACACCTAGATTTAACTTAATGGATGATCTTAATAGTGATTTTTCAATCAATAAACCTTATATGTTCGGATCGATTCAACCAAGATTCAATTCGATGGATAACCTTAATGGTACTTTAACACCAAGAATACCAGGTAATTCTGATTTATCAAGTTCAATTACAGTTAGTGAATTGGAGAAATTAAGTTATATTGAGGTTTGGCATAAAACTTTATTAAAATCTAATATAAAAGTAAAACAGAATGTAACTGATGATTTAACAGGGTCGATAAAGATTAGGAAAAGTGGATTTAACGCAATATCATCAAATATAGATGTTTGGTATAAAGAAATATTAGAAAGCAGTTTATATGTTAATAGTGGGTATATCAAAGCTAGTATATTGATTCCAAGTGAAGGTATTACTCAAAAATGGAGCTTTGTCACAACAAGGCAAAAAGGTTTTAGTGATCTAGCAATCATAGGAGAAACTTTAAGCCCTGGAAGATTAGATGGTTCTATTGATATTTATCAGATATCTGAGTTGTATTCACTAATGAAGGTTAGACCTTTTTATCATAGTCACTTGTCTAGTGAAATCAACATAATTAGAGAACCTGGTCAAATTGTAGGACCTAAACCAAATACTGAAGGTTTACAGTTTATCTGGTCAGATTTAAGTTATAATGCTTTAATTACTAAGATTAAGGTTGAACACAGTTTAACTATGCAAGGAAGGATATTTGCTCGTCAAACGACTAATTCCTATTTTTCTTCACAAGTTAATATTTTAAGAAGAGAAAGGAATAAAAAATCTAGCTATCCTTATTTAGCAGGGCAATTAAAAGTTAGAAGGCTAGATCCACATGATGATATAGATGGAAACATTAACGTACTACCTTATCTTTGGAAAGAATTTAAGGATTTATCAAGTGAATTAAACATTATTAAAGAAGTAAGTCATATTAAAGGTGAAAGCTATCCAAATGTCGGATGTTCTATTAAAGTTGAATTACCTTACGATAAATTAAATTCAAGTATATTTATCAAAGGACAAGGTCAAGGGAATTTATCAGGTAATATTACTATAAGTGGTGATCCTGATTTATTAGATCTTTATTTACAACAAGATGATTGGATATACAATAATTCAGAAATTAAATCTGAATTATATATTGGTATGACTGAAGCTGAATGGAAAGCAAAAGAAACTTTTGTATCTGGAGATGCGTGGACATTTTGGGGGCGTAAATATCCAGAAACTTATAATGGAATGACTAGAGGAATAGACTATGAAGTCTATTCTACAAAACAAACTCGTTATGATTTTACAGAAACTTATTATCACTTATATTATATCAATAAAATCTATTGGCAAAGACAGAGCAACATAACAGGGATAATAGAAGTTGAGCCAGGGGTACATTATGATATTAATTATAGTAAACCTTATTTAAAAGGAACAATTGATATAATTAAAGCTGATAAGTTAGATAGTTCAATCTTGATTAAAAGTAAAAGAATTAAAGATTTAAGATCCTCAATAATTATTAATAAATTCACCATGAAATTAGGTGATTATTTGTTTCCATATGATCCACCAAGAGGACAATATACAGGGATAAATATTCCTAAAAATTATAGTGAAGTTCAAACCTTAGCAGATACTATTATTTTTGATGATCCGTTAATCTTACAAGAGGCTAGAATTGTTATTAAGTATCCTTTAATAAATGCCGATTTTTATAATAAATTATTAACTTTATTTGAAGCTAACAATGGAGCAAACTTATATAATTTTCAAGATGGAATTAATAGTCAAACTTATCAAGTTGAAATAGTTGATTTAACAGGTACACCGTGGAAAAAAGATTATTATCAAAATGTAACTTTATCTTTAAAACCTTTTAAAATAATCTAAAGAAAGGAGGATTAATTTGCAGATTTTATCCCCTAATTTAGAATTAGCCCAAAAATCATTATTGAGAAGCCCTTGTGCTAGAGTAACATTAATCACAGAAAATGAAGTTAGTCATGACATAACTAAAGATGTGATCAGCTTTGATATTGAGTTGTCAGAACATAATCAAGCAAATAAAGCTAATTTAAAAATCAGTAATAAAGATGGGCAATATGATAAATTAAATTTTAATTCTACTAAAAGAAACTGGTTTAAAGAGAACAATAAGATTATTATTGAAAAAGGTAATAATGGTGAGTATATGCCAGCAGGGATATATCTGATTAGATCTGCTGAACCTGAAAAATATTCCAGAGGAGCAGAGCAAATCTTATCAGTTAAATGCTTTGATAAAAGTAAAAACCTTTTAAAGGCTAAAGTTACAACAGATATCTATGAAAATATGCAAGCAAACGATATTGTTGCAGATATTGCTATTAATCATGCAGGCTTAAACCCAAGTGAGTTAAATCTTGCTCCTTTAGATTTTACAATCAAAAGTGTACAATTTATCGATGAACTATCCTGGGATGCTATGTTTATGCCTTTACAGGCTGCCCTACACAACCTTTATTTTGATGAAGAAGGTAAATTAAGATCTTCTAAAATTAATTTTAATAAAACTGTATCGTGGACCTATGATAATTCTGATTTTGTGATATTTTATCAGCCTAAATGGAGTGATGATGATATAAAAAATATTGTCCGAGTTTACGGGCGTAATATCAGCGAACCGAAACTAGTTCCATTGGCTGAAAAATTATTAGTAACATTTACTAAGCACGTTATGTCAGGAGAAAGTAGTCATACAGAAACTTTATACTACTTTGATGATCATACTAGAACAGCAGTTGATGTCAGAATGGAGTATACAGCAATAAAAGAAAAATGGGATACTAGCGATTATGCATCTATTCAAGAAAAGACTGACCATTATGTTAAAGTAAAATTAAGAAATAAAAATCATAAGTCTACTGATGCAGATATTACGGTTAATATTTATGGTAAACCTCTAGGACAGGCTGCCCCTGATGTATTAGCAGCTGAAGCAATGGATGAGTATTTAATTAACCAATATGGAGAGGTAGAGGACAAGATTGATAATCCTTTAATCCAAACAGAGCAACAAGCTCAGTATTTAGCAGATCAACGCCTTCAACTTCATAAATGGTCTAGAAATAAAATGAATATTCAAGTTGTTGGAAATATGGCTCATCAAGCTGGAGACATTATTGAAGTTTGGCATCCAGTATATAAAAGAATGGTAAGATTATATATATATAAGGTTAAACACCAATATGCTAGAGAGAAGCATGATATAACAGATCTATATTGTTATATTGCAGAAAGTATTTAAGATAGGGGTTGGTCTAATGTATAAAGATGATTATGAGGTTATGAGAGTTATAATTTCAGATCAAAAGGCAAAAATTATTTTTAAAAAAGATGATATTATTGATAAAATCTCTATTGAAAATAGATTTTCTGAAACTAAAGAATATGTGAATATAGGAAAAGAAATTATTTGTAAGAGTCTAAACCAGCTTAACAGAATAAATTATAAAATTACAAAAGATCAGATTCTAAGTATATCTTTAAATTGTTTTAAAATTAAAGTTAAGTATAGATTAGATAATCAATTTATTGATAAAGATTTAAGAATTAATCAAGATATAGAAAGTTATATCAAAGAAGGACGTTTGATTGCTAAAGCAATAGTTCGTGATTTTATGGAGGTAGATAATAATGTATAAAGCGATAGTTATCTTATCTAAAGAATTCTTAGGGGATCAGAAACTTTTTGAAATGGAATTTGATTCAATCCCTCAAACTGGACAAATTTTCAAAGGACTTGATAACCAAATCTGGCAGGTAGATAATTATACATTATACCCTGATGCTAAGAAAGTAATTATTAAGGTTAGACCTTATTTCTTTTTTAAAAATAAAAGAAGGCTAAATAATGTCAATAATTAAGAATAGATCTAACCGCCAGGCAAAGTATTATCAGCAAAAATATATAGGGGTTATTGCTGGTATTAATTATGATTTAGATAAAAGACCTAAGGAACCAACTTCTTATGATGTAAAGATTATAACAGAAAAACAGGTGATTAGAAAAGTACCTAATGTAACTGATTTAAAATTTAAGCTTAGGGATAGAGTTAGCTTAGACCGTATCAATCGAACAGAGTGGCAAATTACAGGAAAAAGCTATGTAAATATCGATTTAAGAAGTGCAAAAGGAACTAGTTTATACGCTCGTTGTGATGCCGGACATCGTTTGGATCAAGGACATCTAGTAAAGTAAAGGAGGAAAATAAATGGCAACATCATTACCAGCTTGGAATACTGATGAAGAGATAACATCATCTAAATTGAATGGTATTAATAATTCAATTAAAAGTGATATTGAAATTTTGGAATATGCCGTTCAAGATTTAGACGACCAAGGTCTTTATAGTGGTTTAGTACTTGGTCAGGGGATTTATGATAAAGTTGGAGGAGATTACTTAGTTTCTGATGGCGGCGGGCTAAATGTAAGTGTAGCACCAGGTAAAGCTTTAGTAAATGGAACTTGGGTTATATCTGATTTAAGTTATTCTATATCACTTACTGATAATGCTGTAAATAGAGTTTATATTACAGATCAGAGAGATGGAGGTGCAACAACAGGAGCAATTCCTAGCAGATCTATTGTATTGGCAGAGGTAACAACTTCAGGTGGAACTATCACTAATATAAGTGATAAGAGACAACAGATATTAACTTTAGTAGATTTAAAAAATCTAATTGATAATCATACTTCAAGACATGAAAAGGGAGGAGCTGACGAGCTTAATGTTAATGGCTTATCTGGAGAATTATCAGATCCACAGTTAGCTAAAATTACAAATTTAAGTGGATCAGTAACTAAAACAGCAGTTGCAGCAGGAGAAACAATAACAACAATTATTAATCATCCAGCTTTAACGATTCCTGCTTATCCAACTGTATCAACAGATGCTAATAATGTTAATCTTAGAATTTTATTTAGTAATAGTGATGAGATCAGTAATGATTTTTTTACCATTGAAATAACGAATAATGATGCGACTCAAGATATAACGATCAATTGGACTAGAAATGGAATCTAAAAAAGGGATAAGATAACATTTGATGAATTAAATATCAGTATATTAAATATTTTAGGAGGCGTAGAATATGAAAAAAATAGTTGTATTTTTAACTCTAACACTAGTATTAATCGGTTTGACGGGATGTTTTGGAGGAGATGATGATGGTACTGTAACACGCCCTAAAGACGATGGCACTACCAATATGACATTAGCATATCAACAAATAGATAAATTTTCTGAGTCTTTTCTTGATAAAGATGAAATAAAATTAAAATCTGTTATGTCAACTGGGGCAATCAATTTCACTGTTGATAATGAAGATGTTTCTCTTCAAGATAATGATGAATTTATTTTATATGTGCAACAAGAACTATGGGATCAGGTGGAGTATTCAAAGTTTGAAATAACTAATAGAACTGGCTCGGAAGGCATTAATTATATTCAAGTTACAGGGAATATAATTACAACTAAAACTAGTTCTGATAATATTGTCGTTAATAATGAAGGATATATACAAATACAATTAGAGAAAGTTGATAATAACTGCTATATAAATAATATTAATATTGTTTATGAATAAAAAAGACTCCTTTTGGAGTCTTTTTTATTTTAATAAGGGAGGTGATTATTATTGACAAACAAATGCGGAGAACACATAGCAGCTGTTAGGCAGTTAGAAAAAAGAGTAGAAAATGCAGAACTTGCAGTAAGAGAAACTCTTAGGGAATTTGAAACAAAATTTCAGGAACATAAAGGTTATGTTAATGAAATTTTAGCTAAATTTGAATCAACAATCAAAGATGAACTGACACCGTTAAAGCTAGATTTAGAAAAAGCTAAAGATAGAATAAATGATAATAATAAGTACATCGAAAGAAATAAGGAAAAAATTCATAGCTTGTCTGATAAAGTAGATAGAATTGAAGAGAAAATATATAGGGATATAGACGATATCAAGAAATTGCTATTCAACATGTCAGAAGATATTAAGAAATTAACTGTATCTTTAGCTGAGCTAGGCAAAATTAGCGAGCTTAATGATAAGAGATTAGAAGAGAAGAGTGATTTGAAAGATGAACAATTAAAAAGCAAGTCTAGTAATAAATCAAGTGGCAAATCTGATAAAACTATAGCAGGATTAATAACTATTATAACTACTTTGCTGGGGATAATAGGATACTTAATTAAGGCAGGAGGGTAAAAATATGAAGATTATAATTGATGCTGGTCATGGAGGAAAGGATCCAGGAGCAATAGGACCAAGTGGAAAAAAGGAAAAAGATATAAATCTCAAAGTAGCTAAATTAATTCAATTCCTGCTTAGTTATCTAGATTATGAAGTCGTACTGACTAGGAATGATGATGCTTACCCAGAATGGAAAGAGAGAGTTAAGTCTAAATCAGACGACTTATATATATCAATTCACTGTAATGCTTCTAATAATCCTCGTGCTGCTGGTATAGAGACATTCTGCTATACCAGCAGCGAGGAAGGAAAAGAGTTAGCTGAATTAGTACAAGCTAATCTGATTAAAGGTACTGGTAGAGTCGACAGGGGAGTTAAAGAGAACGAGAATCTATATGTATTAAAGAATACTAAATGTCCTGCTGTGTTAGCCGAAATTGGCTTCATAAGTAACATAGAAGAAGAGGTATTACTTAATTGTGTAGAATATCAAGTAGAAGTGTCTTTAGCGATTGTAAAAGCTGTAGATGAGTTTGTCAGAAGCAGAAAATCAAATAATTAATCTATCCGCCTATAAGTTGGTAGATTTTGTTATATAAACTATAAATTTTTAGGAGTGTGATAAATGATGAATATTAATATCGAAACTGTAGTGACTATACTGGGAGGACTAAGCATTGTGATTGGGATTGCTAGAAAGTTTAAACCAGAGATTGATAGCTATTTCAGTGTTGCTCGACCAGTGCTGGAGGAAGTAGATGACATTATTGACTTGGCTTTTAATGAGTTTCCTAACAATCAATACTTAGCTAATGCTAATAAGATTAGTGACAAGGTAATCTCTGAATTAGAGGAAGCAGGATATAAAATTGATAATTCAGCAAGAAAGAAGATAGAGAACAGAGCTAAAGCTAAGATTGTGAGGAAATCGGGAAAGTAATTAGACCTCTTCCTGATCACATAGTTAATCAAGAGATAGAATTACCCCAAAGGGAAGAGTTAGATGTATGGACTAAGTTAACTGCAAAAGATAAGTTTGAAATTATAGACAAAAAAAAGCCCTCCAAGGATTAGATCCTTAGGGGCTTTCTTTATTTAAAAGAATCCAGCATCTTTTTTAGATTTTATCTTATCAAGTAATTCATTATCTTGTTTCTTTTCTTTAGGCTTATCATCATTCTCGATCTTAATGTTATTACTCTTAATAGCTTCTACTATATTATTTACTTCATCTTTTAACAGTTCCCCATCTAAATACTTCCGATAGACTGATATAGCATTCTGGACTAACTCGCTTTTACTTACTCCTTGCTTCAATCTACCCTCTACAAAATCAACATCTTTCTTATTCATTGATTTATCACTAATTCTACCTGCAAGAAGTATATTCCTATCCATAACTACCACCTACATTTTAGTTAGTTTGTAATAACCACGAGCATTACTAAATTGTGCATCTGAAATAACTGTAATATCTTTATCAAATAAGTCATTTAAATCTTTTCTTAAACTTTGAGCTCCTCCACCACATAAGATAATAAATTGAACTCTTGGCATATAATCATCCCAAGCCAACTGAACTTCATCATATATCTTCTCAGCCAATTCTCTAAATGCATCTTCACAAGGTTTCTTAATATCATATTCTTTATTATAGAAAGTCTTATCATTCCCTTTTAGATAATCTTCTTGTATAATACCAAAAGGGATATCATCTAAAGCCGAACTAGCTATTTTAAAAGCATTAGTAGTACCTTCTTTTAGATTAATTACACTATCTGTAATAACATCTATTCCATCAGCTACAAAGGCATCTACTGTCCTTCCTCCAATATCGATTAATCCATATCTAGCAGTTGCTAAATTATCATTCTTCATATTACCTTCCATATCAAGAAGCTCGTCATAGAATGATGCAATACCTTGAGGATAGCAAGAAACACTATCTATATATAATTCTCTTTCTTTTCCTCCAGCTTGATATTTAATAGTTCTATTATTATATAACTCTACAATTTCATCTTTATACTTTTTAAAAGCTCCAACGTTAAGACCTAACCCTAATTGTTCAATTCTAATTTTACCATCTATTTCATCACCAAATAATAACTCTATACCAGCCAATAACTTAACTAACTCAGTATCTTCTTTAAACTTTTCATCTCTAAACTTTCTATCAGAAGAGTCTGCAGCTTGCTTGTCAGCCTTAGCACCTACATAATAGATATTACCATCTAACTCCACAACCATATTATCAGGATTAAAAATAGACTTGCCTAAATCAAACACTTTATCCTTTCTTGGTTGATATGTACGAGAAACAAATTTAACCTTATTTTCACCAGCCTCAAACTTTTCAAAGTCAAAACCATTATCCCAACCTAATACTGGAACTACTTTCATTCTAATTCCTCCTTGTTAACATTTATTATTTTAGTGTCAGTTATTTTGTTAACACTATAAAAGCCTTCAATAACTAACCTTTCTATATATAATGTTAACATAACACTAGAAGATAATCAATACTTTTGTTAACATTCATTATTTTGTTAACAAAAATTAATTAAACAGCTTATATTAATAGGTTTATTATGTTAACAAATAAAAAAGCTAGGGCATAAGCCCCAGCAGTCTATATTAAATGCTAAACCAAGTTAATATTTAATTATACCCAATAGTTTATAAGTTATACCCATTGAACAACTTACAACAGTCCGACAGGTTTCCCCTCCCCCGAGGTTGTCCCTGTGACAATTTTCCCCTCCCCCAATAGGCTTGTCCATCCTCCCCCCCTAGCGTGTCCAAGTTTACCAAATTTCTAAAATTTTCAAAATAGCTTTTCATGGGGTAGCAAACGTTAGACATGAGAAAATTTTAGAGGAGAGGTTCAAAAATTTTTTAGGTTAAGAGTTTTCGACAAAGAGAATTTTCTAGAGCCTCTATTTTTTAGTTGATGAGCAACATTAGTTAGTTGCTCTAGTTATATATTGGTACTATTCCTAATTTAAAAATTATTATACATAAATATAAAATAATTCTAATATTTACTTGACTTATACCATTCCGAATGATATAATATATATAGAACATGAGGAAAGGAGGGGAATAGATGGAATGGTTAAAAAATCTAGGGCTAATCTTAGGATTAATCTTCACATTTGAAAAAATAATCCTAACAGCCTTAGAAATCATCAAAAAATACAAAGAGCTTAACTCCGATGATGAGAGTTAAGCCCAACCATCGGGAGGGGAAACCCTCCCACCTAAAACCATTCTATCAAAACATTATGAGAAAATCAATATCAACCGCATTGGTATTTTTATTCATCGCTTTTATTTTCGCATTAGATAGAAGTTGGTGGGGCACTGGTATATTCGCTTTCAATGCAGCATTAGTTTTGGCAGTAAGCTTTTTAAGAAAATAATATTTTAAGCAGTTTCCCGCTCTGCTATATCAAAAGCGGGGTAAATATAAAGGAGGTATTAAAATGACTAAAAAAGAGAGAATATTAGATTTAATATCAAAGAATCCATACTTATCATTAGATGAAATAGGAGAACAAACCGACTCAAGTAGCAACTATGTAAGGACTATACTGGCAGGTGAAGGGTTAACTCTGACCAAGTTAAGGAAATTCTATGGTAAAAAAGCAGCAGAGCAAGGATTTAGAATTGATTTGGAGGAATTTAGGAAAGAGGATAGTTAAACCACTCGTAAAGGGTGGTTTTTATTTTGCTATTTCGATAAATTTATTGAATTAATTCTAATATTTACTTGACTTTATACACGATATAGTGTATAATATATATAGGAGGTGAGGGAAATGGTAGAGTGGTTGAAGGTGGCAACATTAGCTACAACTTTAATTTTTTCACTACTTAAAGTTTTGGATTTAGCACCAGATGTTTTAAAAAAATATCTCGGATACGCTAAAAAGATTTACAAAAAATTAAAAAAGCTCATCACTGGTAACGACAGTGATAAGCACAAGTAACAACATAGGGAGGGGAAATCCTCCCGCCTCTAAAACCATTCTATCAAAATAATATGATAAAATCAATTTTTAAATTTTTAAGAAAATTAGGTTCTAAGATTCCTGTTGAATTAGTATTTGGATTGTTAGCTTTAAGTTCTGCCTTAGATAAAGACTGGACTGCAACTTTAATTTTTGCTTTCCCTGCATTAGTAACCCTATTTTTCAGGTTGCTAAGCAAAAATCAAAATTAAATTTATGTGTATTAGTCATCAAGCAGTTTCCCGCTCTGCTAGATCAAAAGCGGGGTAAAATAAAAAAGGAGGAATTGATGTGAATATTCTAGATGAAGTTCTAACTATAGCAGAAGCATCTAAAATGTACGATAAGGATACTAGTACACTAAGAAGGAATTTTGATCGTGGAGCTAGCTTTAAGCATGGTGTAGATGTAAGAAAAGCAGGAAGAGTTTGGTTGGTTACTAAGGCAGCTATGGAAAGGGAGTATGGACAAAAGTAAATAAGGAGGCAGTGTTTTGACTGGTTTAACAAAAATTGTACCATATGCTTATAGAGAAGATTTATATTTATATATAATCAAAATGCTACAAGATACTAAAGGCGAACCTAAAGACATTGATATTAAACGATTAAGTTTAGATTTCACAGAAGATGTTCTAGAAGATAAGATGCACGGAAGAAAGCCTAGGGTAAAAATAAAATTAAGTGAAGGTGATTTTAGAACAGTGGGGAAAGCTGTAGAAAAAGAAATTATAAAGGCTTTGAATTTTTTTGAAGGGAAGAAGTTTTCATAGTCATAGATGACCATGTATATTAGTGAATGTCATATGTTAGTCTTAAAACAATACTATAGTTGACGAGAAGAAATTTTTGCTATATAATTAGATAAACTTTACTTAATTTTTGAACAAAAACATACAAAAAATAAAAAACCCTTTGTGCTGGTAACACAAGGGCTATGAAGTAGGTTTCCAAAAATGGCGTCCAAACCAATTGAAACCTTAAATATCAAATTGTATGTTTATTATATATAATTTCATTTTATCTGTCAATGTATTTTTAAAGATAAATTAAAGGTAATATATAGTAAACATATAAAATCAGATATTTAAGCTAACGGAAACCTGCTCAGAAAATCTGGGGAGGTTATTTTTATGCCAATCATTGAAAAACTACAGAGAGAAATTAAAGAGATATATAATCAAAAGCAATTGATTAATTTTCACGGTAGATTAGCTACTTTGCTAGAAGAGAATAGGATTAGTTCTCAAGCAGCTAAAGAGTTAGCAGCAGTTGCTAGGGAGTATCTTGAATTTATCCAAGAGGATCAGGAAGCTAAAAAATCACCAAAAACTACTCAAGAAACTGAAGCTATAGATTATACTCAATATACAGATCTAGAATTAGTTGAAGATGGAGCCTTTATGCCATTTTTACAATATCAATTTGCTATACAGTGGAATTACAAAATGACTCAAACTATGTTCAATGTCTATTACTGCTTATCTTATCATGCTAAGCATGGACAAGTAATCGGACTATCAACCATGGACATAGCTGATTTTATCGGTCATAGCTCGGATTCAAAAGTGGTACAAGCTATATCTAAGTTAGAAGAATCTAAATTAATTTCGGTCAATCGTGATGAAGTTATTAGCTCTTACACCATAACAGGATATAAGCAAGCTATCCTAAAAGGTGGTAAGGGCGGCTATATCATGCCTTTAGAAATGTTTAAAAAGCTACAAGGATACAACCTTAAGCATTATCGTTTGGTCTGGTATCTGGTAGCCCACAAGCATCATATGCCTAATAATAGAGACAAGGGTGGGATTAAACAACAGACTTTAAAGAATATTACTAAGTCGGTCAGCTTTAAGGAACTTAGAGAATTGATTAAGGATATGGCAGGGGTTATCTTTGAAACAGTGGACAACTTCTGGACTAAGGTTAAGCGTGTCCTAATGAAGTCCTTGAGATTAACTTTTAACTTTATTGAACTAGGAATTGGCATTGTAGAGGATACTGTTGAAGAAGTAGAAAATCACCATCTTTATGAGAGAGTGAAGTCTATACTATTCAATATGAGAATTGATAGTACTAAACAGAATATTAAGAAGGTAATCAAGAAGATAGGACAAGTCTCGGAATTTTCCTTTGAGGAAGTCGAGAATCTATCTAGACAGCCTCATATCTTCTCTGAGTATAATACAGTTAATTGCTTATTACAGCTCTTAGATAGTAAAAATAAAGCTTTAAGATAACATTACATGATGTTATGCATAAAATATGAGAACAACCAAGGGTTTAATTTGCCCTTTTTGGTTGATAATTATAGATCAAGGGATAACTGTACCTATTTTTAGGTATGGTTATCCTTTTTTAGTTAAAATATAAATTTATAGGCATGAGTTTAGCTAGTTAAGTGCTGATCTTGCTCTTGTTTTTCTCTTAAGGAGATTAATCTTATACTTAATATTTATTTTCTCTTTAAAATCTTTTTATGTGAAAGTAAAGTTTAATAGTTACTATAGCGGCTAGGGATAACAAGTGATTAGTTCAGTTAAAATTGGTCAGTGGATATAATTAATTGGTCGGTAGTCAACTAATATTAGTTAGATAATTTAAAAACCCCATCATATGATGGGGTTTTTAATAAATATTATTTATTTTTCATATTCTTTATATTTGAGTCTTATTTTCTCTTTTTCTAAATTTAATTGTTGCTCTTTATACCAGAGCCATCCGGTAAAAAATAAACAAGGGATAAGCAAAAGATATATTGGCCATAAATTTGCCCATAAGCCAAGAGAAGAAAATTCATTAAATCTCAAGGCCACTACCATCCACTTTATAAAGTCGATGGTAGAACTACTAATGACTATAAAAAAACAAAGTATAGTTGTTATGCAATTTATTTTACCATGGGGAGTGTTAAATTCGGCTTTTATTGTCTCTCTAACAATTTCTTTAATATTCTTCATCTTTCAAAACGTTCTCCTTCCAATATTTAATGCCGGTTGCGGCTGTGAGAAATAATGATAAAGATGAAAGCATTCCTCCAGTAGCGTAATAAGGATGAATAATTGTTATATCTCTGAAAGCTGTTAAAAGATATGAGATTAAACAAAATACAAAAGTACCTGTTGTAATACACATATAAACTATACTAGGAATTGGCAGGGCATTGTCTAATTTTATTTTCATCATTTCCAACTCCTTTTCTTTGTTATTTTTTTCTTTAATACTAATAACAAGACTATCATTGTCCATTAATTTTTTAGAGAAAACACCAGTCATATCTATAATGTTGTCTTCTTCAGATTTTGATTTTATGGTTGAGGCAGAATCTTCATCTTCTATTTTAGTTTTTTTTGTATCATCACTATATTTATATGGTTCAAGATATGTTTCAGAAGTACTATTAAAATTATTACCAGAAAAGCTATTATTATTCCATGTATCATTAAAACTGCTTGAGCTTGTTGTACTTGAAAGCGACATATTAATTCACTCCTTCTACTATTTTATGAATGAAAGGTATAATCTTGTTACCGGTATAATCAAAAACTTTTTTTGATAATAATTTTGTATCTGCTTTATTTATGTAATTTTCTTTTGTTAGAAATTCAATTTGAACAAAAAGAGCTTCGCTTGGTAAATCTTCTTTGTAATCAAAGAAGGAAAGCATTTGTTCTTTTTCCATTGGACCAAAAGTAATTTTTATTCTTTTGTTTTCATCTTCAAAAATTAATGGGAAACCTATATCAGCCAGTTTCATGTCTAATGATTCTAATGTTTTTTCTGATATATTAAAAAGCTTTTTTAATTTATTTACCATACTAGGGAACTTATCTTCTGTATCAAATAATAAAAATATATCGTATTTAGCAGACAGAAAATTATTGACATTCATTATAGACCATAGTTCTCTAGGGAGCTTGTTTCCTATGTGGTCACTGTAAAACCCGAAGTTGGGTAGATCTTCCATTATAAAACCTGCTTGTTTCCAAGTAATATAACTTTGATTTTTATTATTATCATCTTTAAATTGTAATTTGTCATAATCAAACTTTCTATAGCTCCATCTTTCTTCAGCGTCATCATAATCTCCACAATCTATTATTTTGCCTCTATTATCTATAAAAGCTCCAGTAGGTTTGTAATTCAATTGAGTTATAATTTTTTTAATTTTATTATTTTTTAGCTTCATTTTAATCACTCCATAATCATCATTATCATTTTTTATGATATTTAGCATTTAATTTAACTATATTATACATGTTATTATCAGTCATTTAAAGGTAAAATTAGAGTTTTACAACATGTAGTTTATTTACAATTATAATGATTAAGGGAGTTATTACCTAAATTATACAATACTGTGTTCAATAATAGTTACTTAATAATTACTCATATATTACTATTTTAAAGGTATATATTCTTTATTTCTGGGTAGCATACTCTAAGCATTACATCTCAGCTCCAAACGGATTAATGCTAATGCTAACATTCTTTTACTACTTATATAAGATTATAAGAAAAAGACCAGCCTTCGGCAGCTGGTCTCAATCTATTTTGAGGTGATAATATGAGGTTAAAAGAAATATTCTCAAAAGAGGAAAGTGGAACTCGAATAGAAATACTCGTTACTGTAATAGGGTTCATGATTTCACTATTAGTATGAATCTCATATAGTTTTTCAACTATTCTTTCTTCTTTTCTTGAAATTGTAACCACTCCTTAGCCGTCTAATTTATCTAATATTTCTTTAAACTTATCTTTATAATTATAAATTTCTTCAATACTATCTAGAGGGAATTTTTCCTTAGATACTCTTTTCCCCTCGTCGTTATAAACAGGGAATGTGATATACTTTTGAGAATAGTTAAACCTCAATCTACAAAGCCAATTTCTAGTGTTGTCTTCTAGTAAAATTCCAAAATAACTAATAGTATCTTTGTAAGTTATTCTTTCGGAGTTTGTAAATTCTGCATAAATTGATTTAACTATATAATAGCCCGAAAGCTCTTCTTCAGTAGTTTCAATTCTATCCTCCGCTTCTAACTCTTCTTCAATCTCAATATCTTCGACCTTTTCAGCTGTAGGAGCAACCTCTTCTTTTGCTTCTAAAGCATTCTCCAACTTATTCCTAACAATATCATTTATAACTTGTGAAATAGATTTCTTAATGATATCTTCAAATTTTTCTTTAACATTTTGAGTCCTTCTGCCTTCGTAGACTTGACCTAATATATAATCAATAAAATGTTCATCAGGTTGCTTGAATTGCGATGAAATAAGTCTATTAATTGCATTTGAATACTTTAGAACTTCTGCTGTAGAAAGAATATTTTCTATATTGAAGTTTTCTTTAAAGAATTTCTTTAATTCAGGGATATCATTGTCTCTTAAATTTAATAGATTGACTTCCAAGAATGGCTTTTTATCCATTTTATTAACTTCCTCTAAGTCAGTATAAAACTTATATATAATTCCGTTTGTTAAAATACCTATTTTTGCTCTAGTCACAGAAAAATATCTCATTAATTGATGATCATGCTTATCTAACTTCTCTCCACACCATTTAGCTTCTATTAAAATTTGAGGTTGGTCATCTATAATGATGGCATAATCAACCTTTTCTCCTTTTTTAGTAGCTATATCTGCTGTAAATTCTGGGACAAATTCTAATGGGTTTCTAGTATCATATCCAAGTAAATCGAAAAAAGGCATAATAAATGCTGTTTTAGTTGCTTCCTCAGTATTGATTTGAGATTGGAAATTCGATATTTTTTCTGCTAATTTTTTTAATCCATCTGAAAAATCCATACTACCACTCCTTATATAAGTTATTTTTTATCTTCATAAGTCCAATCAATCTGTTTATTCAGAATATCTTCAACTTTATTGACAGTTGTGTTAAATCTTTCGGCAATAGTATTAGTTATTTCATTCTCGTCAGGGATTTTAGAGATATCATTTTCAGCCACCTTTTTATATAACCGCTTCCAAGCACTCCACACCCTAACTTCTTGTTTAGTTAATTGGTTCGCCCAATCTTTATCTCTAAACTCATAGTTAAATTTCATCTTATTATACTGTCCTGTATCTACTGTATCTGCTTTTGACCAGTCACCTTCAGGAGCAA